AACAATTTAAAAGCCGCCGAAAGGAGAGTTATGAGTTTCACGAAAACTGATGAATATGTAGCGGAAAATAAATTACAACGAACTAGTTTCCAGGGTTTTGTTAGTAATTTTTTTACCATTTGGAAAGGTGTTCCACTTTTGGCAACTTTCAGCGAGGTGGAAAACTGTGTAATAAACATATTTTATCCTAGAAATTTGGATAACGACGAGATTATATTCATAGAAGATTTAATGATTGGATATGTCACAAAGGAGGAACAATGGAAAAGGACAGAACAGTAGTACCAATTGACGACAGCATTAAAGATCTGTCAGTTAAAAATATTGCAGAACTTATTGATAAAGATAATAGATTCTTACAGATTTTCACAAGGGCCGCAGATCCAAATGCAAATGCTTTAGTGGAGTTTCACGCGATTGATGAAAAGAAGCTCGCCAAAATTGCCGAAAACATGCCAGAAATAAACAGGGCTTCTAGAGTTTTTGGCCGTCAAAATTCTCAAGCCACCGGCAAGCTTATGTCTCTGAGCATGATCGCTCAATCTCCCTACAGACGTTTGAAACAATGCCTTGCGAAAATAGAACGAAAAAGAGGAGCCCTAAAGGAGAATATTTTTAAGCTGCGCAGGGAGAAGGTAGAACTTAATAAGTTGCTACGTAAAAGAGATAAAGTTAAAGATAGAATTAAAGCCGTACCAGAGGGGCAAGATTATTACGAAGAGGCTGTCGGCGATAATACCATAAGGATAGATCTAGAAGATTTGTACTACGAATTGGAACTTTTACAGATTGATATAGAAGAAAAAGTTGCAAATATTTCAGACACTAATATTTACGTCGAAGGCGCTTTGAAAGAAATAGGTATGTATCAGGATGCCTACAGAGAAATCATGGAAACCTATGAAATCCCAGAGAATTGGGACGAAGAGGATTTCGAAAAGTGTGAGGTTGAAGAGCACGTAAAAACGGCATTTTTACATGCAGTTAGAGATGTAGAGATGACCGGTCGTTTGAATGTCGGTACATGTGAATATCTGGAACAATTTGGAATAGATCCCAAAGACGCTTTTGTTTTGGTAAACAACCATTTACAATCAAGTGGTCATGGGTTTATATCAAATGAAGGTGGAGAGATAGCTGTCACAAAGGGTATTGATACGTTATATGATTTTTTGGATAAAATGTACGAGGCGTTTGGCAAGGAATACAAGAAGTCCGCGCGCAGAATCGGTCTAAAAGATTATATTTCCGATGATTTCTTGTATAAGGATAGAAATAAAGAGGAGGATTTAGAGGATGGACAAGAAGATAAAGCTTAATCTATTTATAGGAACACCGTGTTATAACAGCATGTTAAATAGTGATCATACGCATTCCATCATATCTTATTATCAACGTGGCCTGCCTATAACGCTTATGACGCTGGGGAATGAAAGTTTAATAACACGAGGTAGGAATACTATACTTTCTTATTTTCATTATGATAAAAGATTTACACATCTTTTATTTCTAGATGCCGACATACACCTTCATGCGGATGAATTGGTAAAACTTATAGCGCATGAAAAGGACGTAATTGGAGCTCCTGTTCGTTTAAAGGGTTATAACAAGTTTGATAATTCACCTGTTTATAATACAGGAAAACTTATTGAAGACAAAGGAAATAATCTGGTTACAATGGACAGAATAGGCACAGCGGTTTTCATGCTTTCTCGTCCGGCCGTGGAAGCTTTGGTCGAATATGCTAAAGAAAACAACGATGTTTACCGCGGCAACCCTCATACAAGAGGGGACGCCAATATAGAAATACCACAATATGACATATTTAAAGTCGGAGTTTATGACGGAGAATATTTGTCAGAGGATTATTATGTTTGTCGAGTTTTACGTGAGCTTGGCTTTGAGGTTCATGTAGATGTAAGTTGCCAAACAAAACACAATGGTGTGTTTTCGTTTTAGGTCTTATTGAATCACCCGATACACTGAAATATTGGATCTAAATCCGATTTCAGGGGTGATAAAATGCCTAGAAAAATGTCTCCTCAGGAGCAAAAAAGAGCCAAAGAGTGGACTAATAAATGGCCAAGAAAGCCTGTTATTTACGATGCCCAATATGGCCGCCCAAGAGACGTAAGAACGTTTATTTTTGATAAAAGTTATATTTTAGAAGAAAAGACTAAGCAATATAAGTTGGTTGGTAAAAATGATGATGAAACAATATACAAGATTTTGATGTTTGTCATCGAGAATTTGGTTTATACAGGCGATGAGGAAACAAAGGGTCAATTAGAGTTTTGGCAAAATCCAGAAGACACGATGACCTCAATGCGCGGGGATTGTGAAGATGGTGCTATTTTAATAAAATCCTTGTCTTTGATAGCGGGTATTCCAGACTATAAGGTTAGAATAGCAGCCGGGGATGTTAAAGGGGGAGGACATGCATATGTTTTGTATCTCAGAGACGATGATACGCAGTGTGTCCTGGACTGGTGTTACTGGCCAAACAAGAAGCAGATAAATGAAAGGCCAAAATTCGCAGACGAGCCAAATTATTATGATGTTTGGTTCTCGTTTAACAAAAATTTCACTTTCGCAAAGCAAAAAAGAAAATATGGCCCAAAAAATAGGAGGTAAATTCAAATGCCTTACAAAATTTCTGGAGAACTGAGTGATGTAGCCAGAATTATTGTAATAAAGGAATCAGATTGGGGTATAGAATCAAATACCAATGAGTCCTCTGGGATATATAATATCACTTCTCTAACAAATACTGATAAATGGATAGTATCTAGAAAATCAGATGGCGAAACAATAACGTTCGGGAACGTAACACCAGTTGGCTATGGTGACAGGGGTGTTTTTACAGCTGGCCAGGCCGACGGTACTCCAGTTAATGTTATGGCTTATATCACAATTTCTTCCGCAGGAAATGCAACTGATTTTGGCGACATGGCGGTCATAAGATGGAACTGCCCAGGCGGCACATCTAATAGTTTTAATGATCGAGGTCTTTTTGCAGGTGGTTATGGACCAAGTCTATCAAATATTATAGATTATATCACAATATCAACAACTGGAGATACAACAGATTTCGGGGACTTGACTGGTACTAGGTATTATCTTGAGGGCGTATCTAATGGTATAAGTGATCGTGGTGTGTTTAGTGGTGGTTATAATAAGAATTATATTGATTATGTTACAATCTCAACACCAGGCAACGCACAAGATTTTGGAGATACGACAGTTCATAGATGGGGCTTCGGCGGTGCTGATAATGCAACTGGAAATAGGGCTGTTTTTGCCGGTGGCACAGGAACTACTAATGTCATAGATTATTTAACCATCACAAGTCTGGGCAACACCGTAGATTTTGGAGATTTATTCAATATAAGAGGCTTCTTGTGTGGAACTTCTAACAATAATCGTGCTGTTTATGCCGGCGGACATAAAAGTGGGGTTGGTGGCTATAATTTTATAGATTATTTAACAATTACAACATTAGGCAACTCACTTAATTTTGGAGATTTAACAAATAAAAGGGGTATGGTGGCAGCGTGCTCCAATAGAACCAACGATAGGGCCGTATTTGGCGGCGGCTGGCACTCAGAAGGAGGCCCAGCTTACTATAATATCATAGATTATGTAACGGTTTCCACTACAGGAAATGCTAATGATTTTGGTGATTTAACAGTAGTAAGTTACAACCACACAGCATGCGAGAATGCTTAAGGTGTAAAAAACTGCTTGACAAATTGAAAATAATGGTTATTTTATAGTTATGGGTAATAAAGTAACCTCCATAATAATAGGAGACCATGATTAAATATTTGAAATGAAAAGGAAAGGAGAAGAATTATGAGTGGTGTTCCGTATGTTATCGAAAGAGATGAAAAAAATCAGGAAAGGGTGTATGATCTTTATTCAAGGCTTTTAAAGGACAGGATAGTTTTCATAGGGAGCCATTTTGATTCGCATTTGGCAAATTCGGTTGTTGCCCAATTGTTGTTTTTGGAGGCTAATGATCCAGGAAGGGATATTTATATGTACATAAATTCCCCAGGCGGGTTGATTGTTTCTATGTATGCTATTTATGATACTATGAAATATATAAAACCTGATATTGTAACGATAGGATTTGGGCAGTGTGCCAGCGCCGGAAGTTTTATTTTGGCGGCCGGAACCAAAGGTAAGCGTTATGCACTTCCGAACGCTGAGATTATGATTCATGAGTTGCGTGGTGGAACCAAGGGTACTGCTACAGATATGGAAATAGAATATAAACATTCTATGCATCTTAAAGAAAAGATGGCCAAGCATTTCCATGAAATGACTGGACAACCGCTTAGAAAGATTAAGAAAGACATGGAAAGAGATTATTATATGTCACCGGAAGAGGCTAAAAAGTATGGTATAATTGATTCCGTACAATTTAGTAGATAGGAGGTTTTGAGGGTTAATGGAATATCATAAAGAAACACCTAAAAAAAGCAATAGGATAGTTATGACCAGCAGCCCACGAGATGTAAGAAGAAGGCAGGTTGCTGAGAGAGATGCAAACAGACTTATTGAGGAACTCAAAGGTGAAATAAGAAACCTAAAAGTTGGAACTGAATCTGGTGGCTTTACACCAGAGAAGGTTGATGCCGAAATAAGGAAGTCTGTAAAAAGTGCTATTGCCGAAACCAAACAACACTATGAAAGTGTGTTAAAGGACGCAGAGGCCAAAAGGATGGGTTTGGCAGAAAAACTACAAACCACAGAGGAAAGATATAACCAAAGGCTTGAGATGGAAAGGGCTAGACTTAGGGAAGGTTATGACAAAAGAGTTGAAGAGCTAGAGAGAAGATATACAAATACCATAAGCCAGCTAGAGGATAGACTCAAATTGGCAGAAGAAAAAGTAGAGGCAAAAGAGGAAGTTATAGAAAATCTAAAGGCCGAGAAGGATCAGACAATAAAAAGACTATTGGAGGACCATACAAGAAAAATAGAAGAACTTACAAAGTCTATTTCTCTTAAAGAACTTGAGGTAGATGACCCAGATCGCCCAAGAATGGAAGATATATTTATAGATCCGGTTGAGGCTGGTGCAGGCAAAGACTTAGAATCACATGTAGAGATAGGAGATGATATTTCTCTAAACAGAAAAGAAGAAATAACCAAAAAAGTAGATAAACTGAAAGATCTTATGGGTCGATTGCCTAAGAAATAAGGTTTCAAGGAGGAGGAATGTATGAGTAATAAAGGTTTAGATATTGGAACCAATATGCTCGTAGCTGCTTTTGTAGCTGAGGATGATTCAATTAAATATAAAATGCAGCGCGATGCTTTTTACACAATAGTTCCAAAATCCCAAGTTAATGAACGAAGCATAAGGGCATCTCTTGAAAAAAGGGGGTCCAATTTTATTATTAATGGGGAAGGAAATTTTGTGGTCGTCGGAGAAGACGCTCTTGAAATAGCCATCGAACGAAACGATGTGGCAAAAAGACCACTTAGAAAAGGCGTCCTGTCTCCAAGAGAAAAAGATTCTTTACCGATGTTGAAGCTTATTATAGAAAGTTTAATTGGTAAGGGAGCAGAAGGAGATAAGGTGGTTTATTCAGTTCCTGCCCGCCCAGTGGATGGGAATTTTGATATAGTTTATCACACCGAAATGATGAAAGCTTACTTAGGTGGGATGGGCTATGAGGCATACCCAATAAACGAGGCTTTTGCAATTTCTTTGTCAGAACTTCTTGATGACGGATTAACTGGAATTTGTTTAAGCTACGGCGCTGGAATGACAAATATTGCTGTAGTTCATCAAGGAGATCCTTTGGTGGAATTTAGCCTCACCCGCGCGGGAGATTACATCGATGAAGCTGTTGGAACAGCATTAGATGTATCTCCAAGTTTAATTCAATTAGAAAAAGAAGCCGGTGTGGATTTAATGAATCCAAAGGATAAGATAGGAGAGGCTATATCAGTTTATTATAGCACCTTGATAAACTACACTATGAGGAATATATCCTTCGAGCTGGAAAAAAGAAAGAAAGACCTGCCTATTTTTAGAAAAGCTGTTCCAGTTGTAGTTTCTGGGGGATTAACTTTAGCTGAGGGATTTGTTAAGAAGTTTGAAATTTGTTTGAGTCAACTATCGTTTCCTATTGCAGTAAGCGAAGTAAGAAGAGCAGAAGATCCAATGAGGGCCGTGGCAGGTGGAGCTCTATTGGCATCTCAATTATAATATGGAGGAATAGAAATGGCTACAAAGGAAGATGATTATACTAGATATAGAACGCCCGGCGTTATACCTTACACAATAGAAGCGAAGATAGGTAGATCTGACAGTAAAGATAAGATAGCTACCACTTCTATGACTATAGGTACAACCGCCAATAGGCTACCTGTTAGTCCACTTGGCCGTAGAAATTTTATTAGGGTAAAAAACATGGACGCTCTTAATGATGTTGCCATATTGACAGCATCAGGTGTTTATGCTGATGGCTATCCTGTACCCGCGGGTGGATCATGGGAAGAGTCCACAGACGCACCCCTTTGGATTGTTACAGCTAGTGGAACAGCGGATGTTGAAGTCTATGAAAGGAGCGAAAGATTTAATTATTAGGAGAAAAATATATGCCAAAATTTGGAAAGAGTTCTAGTGAGCGTTTGTTTACATGTCATCCAGACATCCAAAGGCTTTTTAACGAAGTTATAAAATATTATGATTGTTCTGTTACATGTGGACACCGTAGCAAAGAAGATCAAGATAAAGCTTTTAATGAAAAAAAATCAAAAGTCCAATGGCCAAACAGCAAGCACAATAGTATGCCTTCAGTAGCAGCTGACGTTGTTCCTTATCCAATAGATTGGGATGATACCAGAAGGTTTTATATGTTTGTTGGAATAGTGAGAGGCGTAGCAGCTATGATGGGCATTAAAATTCGCTGCGGTGCAGATTGGGATGGAGATATGGAAGTAAAAGATCAAAACTTCCATGATTTACCGCATTTTGAGCTGGTAGAATAAGGTTTATTACTGAGGAGGATTACAGAAATGAGCGAGAGATTTAGCGGAATTGTAAAGTGGTTTAGTAATGAAAGAGGCTACGGCTTCGTCCTAAAGGATGGAGTTAGTGACAACGGAGAGTATTTTGTACATTTTTCTTCCATTATTATGGAGGGTTACAAGACTTTGAAGGCAGGCCAAAAGTGTACGTTTGAACTACTTGCAACAGAAAAAGGAACGCAAGCTGTAAACGTTATGTTAGAGGGATAAAAGAAAGGCGATTGCTCCATATACACCTCAACTGACTTAAAAAATTTAAGATCTTAGTCAGTGATCTTTAAAAAGAGGAGGAGAATAGTATGATGTATAAAGAAAGATTTATAGTATCAATAAAACACAACGGACGCATTTTGAGAGAACGTAATGATGTTGTTACGTTACCATTTGGTTCAGAATATTCGTTGTTGTTGAAGAATTTGGAATCAGTTAAAGCGGTTGTTGATGTATCCATTGATGGAGAGGATGTACTAGATCGCAAGTCTATAATACTGAATCCAAATGAAGATTTTGAATTAAAAGGATTCATGAAAGGAACCAGCGTTACCAATAAATTCAAGTTTATAAACAAAACCAAGGAAATATCCGATTACAGAGGAGATCGTCTTGATGATGGCCTAGTAAGGGTTGAGTTTAAATTTGAAAAGAAAAAGGTAACTAAAATCATAGAAGAAAAAAGGGTTTGTCCATGGTGTCATTCTGAGCCCTGTATATGCCCACGCTGGATTACAAGCTGGACATTTTATGATGGTGGATATCATCATAAAGGAAATTCTTCTGACGATTTTAAGATTTATTGTAATTCTGGAGACAGCGGTTTTTTCACTGATAACACCGTGATGTGTAATTTTTGTAACGCATCTTTTACAGCTGATAATTCGGCACCGCTTGATGATGAAGGGATTACTGTTAAAGGTTCTAAAGTCCGTCAGGATTTTGTCTATGGACATACGGAACCATTGGAAGAAAGTTCTTCTGTCATCATTATAAAATTACGTGGCACGAAGAGCAATGGAACTGTGGTTGAAAAACCAGTTACTGTGAAAACAAAATTGACATGCCCAACGTGTGGCAAGAAATCCAAATCAAGTGCGAAGTTTTGTCGTAATTGTGGTACTAATTTGGAATAGTTAGTTGGGCGTGTTGAGCAATCGCCTACAAGGAGAATTAAATGGTTTTAGCTGAGCTTTTGGATAGGAAAAAAGAGACCAAGAAAAAAATAAAAGAATTAAGGCTATATTTAGGTTTTTGGGCCGCCAATGAAGATAACACAGACGCGGAAAAGATAGATAGTGTTTTAACAAAAATATATAGTCTTTTGGATATCTACCAACAACAGTTATTTTTAATTGGTAAAGTGAACGAGTCTGTTAAGATAGAGATCGGGCAATCCAAAGTATCGCTCGCGAACGCGGTTAGGCTCAGATCTATAATTCAAAAAAAGATTGATGTTCTTGACGGTTTAATAAGCGCTTGTGAATACAACAAAAAAGGCTTATATAATATTTTGGATTTGTTGGAAAATAGAGATAAATTGTTAGACGAGTTTTATATATTGGACAAGGCCATCAAAAGTAAAGAATGGCAGGTTGAGTTGGGCGAATGATTACAGAAAAATTGTGGGTAAAATTTGATAACAGCCTTGACATAGAGTGTTTTTGTGCTTATAATAGAAAGAGATGCCCTACCGAAGCTAAACCTGAATGTAAGTTACATTTGGTTAAGTTCATAGAGATGAGACCATCCAAGGTTGAGCTTGATGATAAAACCAAAGAAATAAAGGCACTTAAAGAAAAAGTGCGGCGAGAAACCAAAAAGATTGAAACTGAGCTACATAGAAGCATCAGGAAGATGAAGAATTTCAGAATTTAAGGAGGATTTTCAAATGATTATCGGAGTATCAGGAAAGGCAAGATCAGGAAAGAATGTTTTTGCTGAGTTTTTGGCGGCAGAAATTTTCAGGAGAACAGGCGAAGCATATATTTTGATGGCATATGCAGACGAACTCAAGAAAATGGTTCAAATGGAATTTGATTTGTCTTGGGATCAGCTTTGGGGGGATGCTAAGGAGTTTGAAGACAAAAGATATATTAAACGGGTTGACGTGGATGAGCACGGTGATTTTGTCACTGTTTATTGGACGGCACGAGAAATTATGCAGGCTTATGGAGAGTTTCATCGTTCAATAGATTGGAATTTTTGGGTAAAGAAACTGTTTTCAATTGTTGATGAAAAAGAATACAAGAATGTTATTATTACCGATGTCCGATATCCGAACGAGGTAGACCCAATTGTAGAACGTGGTGGATATCATATAAGAATTGGCAGACCAAACGCCGATAAAGTACATGGTTCCACACACGCATCAGAAACTAGTTTGGATACGCCTTATAAGGTAGATTTCGGTGTTACAAACGCCGGGACGTTGGATGATCTGAGGAAGCTAGCTGGTGATATAGCTAGTGGTTTGATCCAGTTAAATAAATTTAAGGAGGATTAGAATTATGGCAAGCAAGAAAAATTTGAGTATCAGTATTATGCCAGACGAGGTTATGCATTTTGGGCTGTCAGTATCTAAAGACGGATATAAGTCAGCCAGAGTGATTGTTAAAAGAGGCGACAAGGAATACATGAGTATTGGTTACGAATGGGAAGGCGAAGGTATCCCAGAATTTGTTATGAGTCTTATGGGTTTTGTTAAGGCCAACCAAGAAGAGCTTAATGCCTCTGTTGAAGCAAAGAAGGAAGAGTACGAAGAATATTCAGCAAAGAAATGACCCGCTGGGAAACGTTGGTGACCTATTAGAAAAAAATGTGTGCCAAAAAAATAACTGCTTAAGTTTTAAGCGGCCGGAGGATTTACATGATTTGTTTAAATTGTGGATTTTGGGAAAAGGATGAAGAAAGGGATTTTGATAGTTTTTTGTTTAGTGGCGCAATAAAAGGTTGTTCATATCTATTAAAGCCACGCGGTTATTGTAAAAGGGAAGGCATAGTTACATGTTATGATGAAGGATGTGAGTGGTTTAAAAATACACTCGAGGAGGATGATGACTAATGCCTATACCAATAGAAGAGTTTGTAAACCCTTCTTTTACTAGACTTAGAACTCGATATACAATTGCGGGTATAGAGAACCAACGGGCAAGATTTATGAAGTTTGAACAGTATCCTAGGAGATATCGACACGGATATTTTCCGCAGGCTGGTTATAATCCGAACCACCAATCTACGAGAGTAGAACGTGTACGGCTTGATAATGATAATTTAACACTTAAACCAAGATAAGCCGGAAAGGAGAGATTTATGGTTTCATACGAGGATAGGCTAAAGGTATTTGAAAATGAATTGGAATTGATTTTGGATGACAGTGTAAGGGAATTCACAAAGCTTTGTATACATCAAGCTCCAGATTATTTTTTTACAGATTGTCCCGCATCGTCAACAGGGAGATATCATCCACTTGACGAATTGAGTTGGGATGGAACCATGATACACACCAGAAAAGTATTTACTTTGGCGTATGAATTGTGTCGTGGTTTGGGTTGTGAAGAAAATAGAGACGAAATTTTAAGTGCGTGTATTATACACGATCTGTTGAAGCAGGGCATGACTAGAAGTGGTCATACTACAAAAGATCACCCAGCTTTGGCTGCAGCTCTTGTAGAACGGGTACAGAGAGAAACACCAATGCTTAGTGAAGAATCTTATGAAATTATAAGAAATTCTGTGGGATTTCATTATGGTTTATGGTCTCAAGCACCCTGGTCGAAAAAGCTTGAAGATTACACGCCCGAAGAGCTATGTGTTTATTTGAGTGATTATGTAGCTTCGAAGAGATGTGTGAATGTAAATTATAGAAGATAAAAGGAAAGGAGAGTAGAAATGCCTGAGTTAAACCCAGGAAGTATGGGGAGAAGATGGATCCCAGAAGGTGGCATTCAAAAACACAACGAAAAGATTCATCGGGAAAGTAAGATTGCAGACGACTATAAAAATTTGCCTTTTAAATTTTCTAAACCAATAAAATCAAAAAAACACGTAATTGCTAAATGTAAAAATTGCGGCTATGAAATACATGTTCCAAAAAATACAGTGGGAATAATTTGTCCAGAATGTAAAAAATACTCTGACGTGGAGGTGCTAAGTTAATGGGTAAAAGGGGAAGACCGGCTGGCCACAAACTTAGTGAGGAAAGTAAAAGGGCAATTGCGGAATCAAAAAGAGGACAAAGGCAAAAACAAGAGACAAAAGATAAAATATCTAAATCACTATTAATATATTTTGATCAATTTAATTCTTTGGCTGATGAGCTGGTTGATAGATATTGTAGATTAGATGACGATGAGTTGTGTGATTGGGCAGAAGAGGTTAAAGATGAATTAGACTCATCTGACGATGTTTTAACGCAGAAGAGGATGCGAAACAGCAGAAGGATTGAGATATGCTGTGGATCAAATATAGAATTTTTTAGTCACCAAATGACACCTGAAACCATGGTTATAATCAAAGATCTTATGGAGAAGGACTGTTCCATAGAAGAGATTCTAGAAGACTTATAGGGGGTTTGAATGGCAAGGACAAAAGTAGGGAGACCCAAAAACCCACCAGAGCACAAGGAAATATTAAAAGAGATCATCCCCATAAAAGACATATTTGATGAGGATGAAGAAAGAATATACAATTCCTTGGTGGATGTTTATCTAAAAGATTTCGATGAGGGGGATTTAACATCTAGTGACATGGATGATATATTTTCTTTGGCCATGAACAGAGTCTTAGAGATTCGCCTATTAAAGGATAGCAAAGGCGACATAGACAAACAGGTTGATGTTTCAGCGGCAATAGAAAAGCTGCGAAAGCAATCGGAAAAAATCAAAGAAAACCTGTCATCCAGAAGAAGAGACAGGATAAATCCAAATGAATTTAAAGGGTTTTCAATAGTTGATTTAGCAGTAGCTTATGATGAAGACAGAAAACATGTTTTGATGGCGAAAGTAGAAGACCTGAAAGAAGAGGAAAGGCGCATTTTAGAACAGAGGAAGGATTATACCGGTAATAGGTATGACGTCGATGTTGATACAATGCAGGAGGAGGATTTTTAGATAGTGCCAAAGTTAGAAAAGAAAAATATGGAGCTCATATTATCGCAAGGTAAAGATCTTGTAGATTTTTATATAAAACACCCTTGCATAGCAGCATATGACCTTTTGAATGTAGACTTGGCACCCATACAAAGAATAGTGTTTGAAGACATGTGGTTTAAAAGTTATTGTATTACTGTAGCAGGTCGTGGTGGCGGAAAGACCTTTTTATTGGGTTTGCTAGCTGTACTTAGCTGTTTGTTATATCCAGGCTACAGAGTAGGTTTGATAGCCCCAGTTTTTCGTCAGTCAAAACTCATTTTTGCAGAAGTAGAGAAGCTGTATTCAAGATCTGCGTTGTTGAGAGAAGCCTGCGAAAAAAAGCCAACCAGAGGATCTGACACATGTTATCTAAAATTCAAATCTGTAGGTGGCTTTAACGGATCGTATATAGAGGCATTACCCCTTGGTGACGGCTCTAAGATTCGTGGGTCTCGATTTTATTTAATTGTAGTGGACGAGTTGGCGCAAGTTCCTGATAAAATTTTGGATATGGTTGTTCGTCCAATGGCTGCTACTACATTAGAACCAATGGAAAACGTTAGAAAAATTGAAAGACAGAAAAGACTTATAGAATTGGGTTTGGCCACAGAGGATGATTTTGAGGATGAGACAGTTAACAAAATGATAATGGCGTCTTCTGGTTATTATAAGTTTAATCACATGTGGCGCCGAATGCGTGACTATTGGCAACAGATGGAAAAAGATGGTGATGCCCAATCTCAATACGCTGTTCATCAGGTTCCATACTGGGATTTACCAGAAGGTTTTTTGGATAAGAATAACATCAATGAAGCCAAACGTGTAATGTCAAACTCTGAGTACAGAATGGAATACGAAGCCGCGATGATTTCGGATTCGGAGGGGTTTTTTAAAGCATCTCTTTTAGAAGCTTGTACTGCAGACAGTGGTTTTTCTGTAGAGGTTAAAGGGCGTCCCGGTGAACAATATATTATTGGAGTTGACCCAAACCAAGGAGGCGCTGCCAGTTGTGGCGTATGTGTTGTAAAATTAGGACATATTAATAAAATAGTTAATATATTAGAATTAAAAAAGAAAACAACACAAGATCTTACCAAAGCAGTTCAGAACTTGTGTGATCATTACAATGTTGTACGAATATTTATGGATAAGGGTGGTGGAGGAAAAGCCGTATGTGATTTATTAGAAGACGGATACGATGGTTATGATCCAATAATAGATATAACCAACAAAGATCATGAACTTATGAAAGGCAGACACATTTTGGAAATGGTAAATTTTAATCCGGGTTGGATTTCGGATGCTAATTTTACCACAAAAGCTTTATTAGAAAATAAAACATTACGTTTTCCAGAACCACCCACCTCGAGCTTAGATTTAGAAGCGGTATCATATGAGAGAGTTAATACACTAAAATCTCAGATGTTAAACATCATTGTAACTCAAACAGCAAGTGGTCTATTACACTTTGACACACCTAAAAAAGGACAGAATAAAGACCTGTATTCTGCTTTGATTTTGGCTGCTCACGGCGTAAGAATTTTCGAGAAAGAGATGCAGCCAGAACCTCAGATAGAGCTATGTAACGCTGGACTCATGAGACAACACCAGCCGGGTTCAGTGTTCACACCTCTTAACGGCCCAAAGACGGGTAGTATAAGCCCGCACGAGGCCGCGCTTCTTAAGCCTAGGAAAAATAAGAGAAAATAAACTAACCTATATAAATATAGAGAAGTATTCATAGGTTAGAGGAGGACATATGGACGAGAAGATTAGTGTCTTTAATCGTACTTTTTGGGATTTGTGGGCTCAAAAAATGCTCAGAAATATAGCATCCATAAAATTCCAATGGCTATTATTATTGTATGTTCCTGTTATATACGGCATGTTTCATATGAAGCCAGGAACTGACGATCCATGGATATCAGCTACATTAGGATTGGGATTTTTAGGTGGTGGTTTTATTACACTTGCAACAAGCCGTATAATTGCCAGAACAAGTTTATGTAACCACGAAGAAGAGTTTAACACAGATAGATAGGAGGTATCGATATGGGATTTTTAAGCGCACTTCCAATAATAGGAAACATAATAGACGGCGCCACAAAGATAATCAATAAGGCCATAGTTGATAAAGACAAACAACTTGAAATGGCAAATGAATTACAGAAGTTGGCCGTAGCAGCTGAGCAAGAAGTTTTAAGGTTAGAACACGAAGAAAAGATGGGGCAGGTTGAAATCAACAAAATGGAAGCGGCCTCAAATGACAGTTATGTAAGACGGGCTAGACCAACAACTCTGTGGATTTGTAATATAGGTCTTGCATATACATTTCTTATTTATCCACTCGGATGTTGGGCGCTGAAAATATGGGCACCAACAATAGAACCACCCCCAATGATTGATGCAGAGTATCTTATGATACTTTTAGGTGGCCTTCTAGGATTTGGTGGCTATCGAACATATGAAAAGATTAAAAAGGTAAGTGGATCCTAATAATATAAAAAACGATTTAAGGAGCTAAAAGATATGAGGAAAGATACCATAAATAAGGTAACAACAGATTTAAAGGAAAAGTACCCTGACATAGGTTTAAAGGCTATTGAAGTAGATGACAAATCTGGAAAGGCTATGTTTTATTTGGAGCCTACTCAGAAGGCGCTGGCTTTTCTCCCCCGCGAAAAAGCCGCTGTTATAACTAGAGATCCGATTGACAGAACGGTTTTGGATTTAATTAAGGCAGATCCATATACAGAGGAGCCAAAACAATCGTTTCAGAGGGCTATTAGATATTATTATGTAGATCCACTTGTTGGTAGCGTAACAAATCTATTAGCCAATCTATCACGCAAAGGCTTTGAAAATGATATAGACGATGAAAACATAAAGGCTTTTTATGATATATGGGCTTTTGATGTTAGATTTAAAGAAGTTTTGGAATGGATTTTCTTAGACTTTTTTAAGGTTGGACACGTTACAACTTACAAGGCCATCGCCAAATATGAACCAAGGGTTTCTCATCTCTCACCTGTTCCAGGGAAAAAGATGAAAAAACCAAAGAAAACCACCGGTGAAATGGAGGCCGAAGAAGGGGCTAAGAAAAATATATGGTCGAAGGGGCATTTGCCAGTAGCCTATACAGTTTTAAATCCTTTATTAGTTACAGTAGAAGGAAGCCTATTATTTGACAAATATAAGATAACCTTGACGCCACCACCAGAATTGAGTGCTTTATTAACTAAACCAGCATCTGAGCTTACCACGGATGAAAAAGAACTTATCAAAATACTGCCAACAGATTTGAAGAACGCCGCGACAGGTGGTGGAACGGTAACTTTAGATCCTAGGCTGGTTGGAACTGTTACATATAGAAAACAACCATATGAAAGATATGCTAAACCCCGCTCAACCCGCGTGTTCGAATCAATAGATTATAAGCATTCATTGCGTGAGGCAGATTTAAGCACATTGGATGGTATTTCAAATTATATTTTGAAGATAACTATCGGTTCTGATGAATATCCTGTAACTACGCAGGCAGAGTTAGAGGCCGTAGCAGCATTGTTTAATACGCCATCAAAAAGTTTTGACGTAGTTTGGAATCATACGCTTAAAGTTGAGAAGATAGTGTCTCCAGAAATTGGAGCCATTTTAGGACAAGAAAAATACAAACAAGTAAATGAAGACATGACTGCTGGTTTGGCAATTTCCAGGGCAATGATTGACGGCGCATCAAACGTCAACGCCGCAGAAGTTGCCATGCTTACCAAAGCCTTAATGGAAGAAATCAACTATGCCAGAAGACAAGTAACACGCTGGATTTATGATGAATATAGACAAATAGCTGAAGCTATGGGGTTTGACAGATTTCCTAAAATTAGATGGGATGACGGTGTTTTGAAGGATCCTATTTTGTATATGTCAACGTTGTCTCAGCTGGTTGATAGAAGAATGTTAAGCTACAGAACGGCATTAGAGGCATTAGGCTTCGACTTCCCGAATGAAAAATTAAACATGGAAGAAGAGTTTGATGATGTACAAGACGGTATTTTTGGTATTATAGGTTCACCATGGCAACAGTCTAAGGGCTTGTTTGGTGGCGGTGGTGGTGGAAATATACAGCCAACACAAAGGTCTCCAGAGGGTACACCGTCTGGCGGGCGCCCAAAAGGTCAGCCAGCTAAACAAAAGCAACCTCAGGAGCCACAAAAAACCGTGAAAACCAAAACAAAACCGCCTCAAAAGACAGCCAGTCTGAAACTTTCTGATGTAATCAGGGGTATGTCTAATGAGGAATATTTAGCCCTTTTGAATCAAATGCATGAGATAAGAAGGGATGAATAATAAACTAACCTTTTATATTATAACGACCCTTATATTATCTTAATGATTTAAGGAGGTTTTAAATGCACAAAGAAAACAATAAAAAAGTTTATCTCGAGGCGGATATTGAGATACATAAAGAAACAGCCGACTTACGAGAGAAAGCAGCATCGGTAATAAACTTACCCGATGAAAAGGTTAAACAACCTGATTTGTTATATTTTTCAGCTATTTTTGTTTCATCCGGAGAAAATTTAAACCACGCTTATTTCCTACCGTCAGAACTCGTCAAAGCAGAAGGTACAATCGTTAATAAAGCACTAGACGTAGAACACAAAGAAGATCAAATAATTGGCCATATTTATGAACGGGCGTTTATGGATCATGATGGAAACCCTGTGACTGTGGAAGAAGTAGCACAGCTAGAAGCCGCGGATGTCGATCAGAGAGATTTCCACATTGCCATCGCCGGTATCCTTTACAAATCCAGATTTCCCAACATTGCTGAAGAAGTTTCTAGCGGTCAATGGAAGGTTAGTATGGAAGCATACTATCAAGATTTCGATATTAAAGTCGGAGACCTTATTGTAAGCAAGAAAGAAGCTGAGGCGTTGGGTCTTACTACTGCAGATAAAGGTGGTGTTTTTGGGAGGTTGGCCAAGGTGATTAAGTCTGGTAAAGAAATATCGGCTGGAACAGTTGCTAGAGTTTTGCGTGGTATCATATTTTCTGGGTGCGGAATTGTAAAACACCCCGCTAACCCACCATCTGTGATCTTAGAAACAGCGAAGTCTAAAAAAATAAGCACGGAAGATGGTGTAATCATTTTCAATCTGGATGACGATAATAATGTAACCTCTATTAATATAGAAGACCCCGTTTCCGGGGAGGAGGATAAGAATTTGGAAAATAAGGACAAATCAGAACTACAATATGACGACACAGTTGGAATATGTGTAAATTACAAGAAATACGTGTATGGTGACACTTTTAAGGGACCCAACACGGATGTAATACACGAAAACTGGTGTACGTTGTACGAAGAGGGCTGTACCTCTTTTTCTAGAGACGTAACAGATCCTCAATGTTTAAAAAACAAACGAGACAACGTCGCATATGTGTCCCAAGTAGCTAAGGCACATGCCAAAAAACTTCTAAAAACAAAACAAGAAAATGATAAGAGAGAAGGCTTGGTCGACATGCTACTTGCGGCTTTGGAAAAAGCTGCAAAATATCATTAAGAGGAGGTAAAAGGTTATGCCACAGGCACTTTCTGGTAAAAGAAGAAGTATGCCGAAGGTTTGCACAATCCTTGGCGATGACAATTTAAAAATTGCCTACAGAAAAGCTGGTAATAACCACGTGCCCCCTGTTTTCTGGGGAGATTCATTTACTATGGTGTCTGGTGCCACAGAGGTTGTGATAGCAAGTGGTATCTCATTTCATGGTAGTGACCTTGTCTCCGCTGTCGCTGGATACAGTGCTAACATCACTGCGTCTCCTTGTGGTGATCCCAAGGGAAGATGGTATATTGAAAAGAACGCTAATTTTAACGTTATTAAAATCAAAACCACTGCGGCAATGACAGAAGATGTGGTTTGGGATGTTAAATTCATGTTAGGAATAGACCCAGACATAGAAGGTATTTACTGTAGAGGAAACAGAGGCACTATGCCAAGTTATCCGTAATAGCGGATAAAGCTTTTGGTAGTGGAAAAGGAAATTTGTACATTTAGGTTGGCGTTTGATTTACGTAAAGTAGAAAATCTTGAAGGAGGTATTACTTTATGGATGAAAAGCTGAGAAAGGACATCGAGGCTTGTGTGGCTGCTATCTTTTCTGAAAAAGAAGAAGCTGAAATGAGACGAAGAACCGAAGAAGCCCTTCAGAAAGCCGCTTCAACAATTGAAGACCTTACGAACGCTCTAGAAGAGCGAAACGGCGAAGTAGAAGAGCTCGAGATTAAAGTCTCAGAGAGTGAAACCAAAATGACAGATCTCGAAACCGAGCTTGAGGCAGCTAGGGCAGAGGTCGCAACTGCTGAGGAAAAACTCGCAGAAAGTGTAAACACTCTTGAAGAAATTAAGAAAGATAGAGCTACTGATGTCAGAATGTCTGAACTTGAAGAAGCCGGAGTTGCCCATAGCAATAAAGATGCTAAGGCAAATCAAATTGCTAAAGTAAGGGAAATGTCCGACGAAGATTACGCAGCTTATAAAGACGAACTGATATCTATTAGGCAGGCAGTCCTTGATGAACTCGCAGCCGCAGCCGAAACTGAATCCGAAGAAAAAGAAGAAGCTGAAGAAGAAACCTCAGAAGAAGAAAAAGAAGAAGCCGAAGAGAAAGAGGAAGCTGAAGAAGAAACTGAGGAAAAAGAAGAAGCTGAAGAAAAGGAAGAATCTGAGGAAAAAGAAGAGGCTGAGGAAGAAAGCGAGGAAGAAGGCGAAGAAACTCCTCCTGCTAACGTAGATCCTAACAAGACGGCTTTTGCTGCTCTTAATTTGGATGTTCGCCCTTCAGCCGGTATGCTCGAGAAATATGCCGAATTCGGCAGAGCACTGGCCGAAGCAATGAAATAATATAAAGAATTATAAAGAGGAGGTAAAAGGATATGTTTATACCTAGACATCCTGTTGTAGAAAATCAATTTTGTAGCTATCACGAGAATGAATCATTTGGTACTGCTGGCGTTGGCGGAGTAATCTGCTATGCTGGTTCTGTTCTTTATCTTGTAGAAGCAGCTACCAACGAAGAGCCGATGGTTAGAGCTTATTCTACCCAGGCCCTTTTTGCGGCTTTGGGAACAGAAGAGAAGATTCCTTTTGGTTTCGCTATGCAGAAGGTTAATTGACGGTCATAAATCTGCGCCTCTCGCTGTAGCTCACCATGGTATCTGGGATACGGTCCATTACACCTGTAAACATGCAGCTGGTGTTATCACCAATTATATGAAACCAGGCGAAAGACTATATCCTGCTACCTGTGCCGGTACCACACCTATTGGTAAGGTTACCAACAGTTCCACCGTTGCTGACAATGCTGATGATGATGGTGAATGTCTTGTAGCTACTGCTGTAGCTAGAGTTGTTAAGGGTGCCAGCAAGGCTAAATGTGAAGCTAATTTAGCTAACACTACGCTTTATCCTATTAGGATCAAGCTTCTTATCTAAACGATAAAAACGGATTAAGACACCGCTTTTATGTGTCTCCGTAATTAAATATTAAGGAGGAAGAGTAGATATGGATAAGCGCGAAATGCAAGAACTTTTTAAGGCCACTGCGAATATTGATACGCCTGAGGGACTTGCAGCATATAAAGCTTTCGCAGCTGCTCTTACTACTCCGATCCTTCAGAAGATTGAGCTGGAATCAATCATGAGAAGACTGTTCGCAGTCGAGAGATTGGCTCCAGGAGCACAGGCTGTATACCCTGTAGCAGAGGATTTTGAAGTTCCTGTGTGGGTACTGCCTGGACTAGGCTATATGGCACAAAACTTCATTGAAGGTATTGGAGAAGAGGTTTATGTCCCAACATTTGCTATCAATGCAAGTGCCGATTGGAAAATCACTTATGCAAGAGACTCTCGTGTAGACATTGCCCAAAGAGCCGCATCAAGAGTTGCCATGGACATTGCTAATTACGAAGAAGAGTGTGGTTGGAGAGTTATTATGCCAGCTGCTACTTCAGCGTTTTCTGGTAAAGGTCTATTGGGCTCTCGTCCAGCCCCTATTTATGAAATCGACCCAAGTTCTACTGGCGCAGGATATCTGTCCAAAGAGCTCATCAACAAGATGATCGTTGGTTTCAAGAGAATAGGCAGGACTCTCACCGATCTCTATATTTCACCTGAGGATGCCGCTGACATTCGTGAGTGGACAGATACAGACATCGACCCAGTAACAAGACGCGAGATTTTTCAGGCTTCTGGAATGGGTTCGCTGTGGAATGTAGCACTTCATGAGGTACAGCACCTTGGTGCAACCGGTATGTACAACATCAACGACGATGGTTCTGCGTTTGGCAAGTTTGTTGCCAGCTCCCATGCGTACAACAGTTACACTATCGACCACGGTAACGTAACTGCCGCTGATGGAACGGTTAGCACATTGGGTGAGACCCAGATCATGGGTTTTGACTTAAGTGTTAATGACTCTCTTGTTATGCCAATCCGAAAAGAATATCAAGCGCATGACGATCCAACTCTGCTCCGCGTCCAAAAGGCTGGCTTCTTTGGATGGGCTGAGATTGGCTTTGCTTGTTTAGATTCTAGAATGCTCGGAATGGGCGTTATTGACAGGTCTCTATAATATAGTGTATTATAGAAAAGATATATAGTATCCCATATCTTCGGGTGTGGGATACTATACTATCAACCCTTTGAAAATTTTGGCTATAATTCATATAAACCATGATTATTATAGTCAAAATCATAAACTGACCTCTATTATAGTAGAGGGATGTAAATCCGGTCAAGGGAAAGTTCAACAACCAATAGAAAAGGAAAAGGAGGAATTAAAACTATGAACGGGTATGTAAAAAATAAGTCCGTAACATGGATGCACGCTATGAAAAGGTCTATAGGACCAGGAGCCACGGTTTCTTTAGACGAGCTTTATGAACAATATGGCACAAAACACGATTTAGCGACGGGAGAAGAATTTGCTAATTGGCTCCGAAGCGTTAAATTACCGAATAAAGATGTATGGGAAATAGTTTTTAACGAGGACTCACAGGAATCTACCGAATTAAAGGAAGAACCAAAGGTAGAACAAAAGGCCCCCATAACGGAACTTGCAGAAGAGGACCCTACCAAAGTCACAACAATTCAAGAAATCAAGAAAATGACGGTGAAGGACGTAGTAAATCTATCTGTAAGGAAAGCTAGGGACGTTGTTCCAAATATAATGGATTCACATTTGCTTAGATATGCTTTACAGGAAGCAAATCCATTGACTGGAAAGGACAGCCTTTGCAGAATTCTAAGAAAGAGGATTCAAGAATTAGAATTAAGCAGGATTTAAGTAACATAAAACACAAGGGGGTAAACAGACATGGCTAGAAGTTTACTAAGACAATTAGAACAAATTAGACGTGCTGCTACCTATGATGATGCTATTGCTAATGTTAATACTGCGGCAGTAGCAGAGCCTGTTATTTCAGGTTCATTGGAAGAGGATACCAATGTTATTAGGTCCATAATGAAGCAATTCAAAGGGACTACAAATTGGTATGACACCCCAGGTCTTATGTTTGATCCTACCACTACAAACAGTGGTGGAGATTCACTCGTAGACTATAACATGGAAAATGTTAGGGGCCATTCTCTTCGTAACAAATCTGTCATCATAGCCGTAGAAGAAGACAATTCTGGCTCTGGTTATACAGTATCCGGTACTTCTACTGGTACATTAGCTACCATTTCAACAAGATATGCTGGTCAAGATGGTGGTACAGACTGGACAGGTCTTCCAATTTATGCCAGTACAGCCAATGCTGGTCAGTATCATGATGAAGGCGGAAGCTCCAACGTATGCCGTGTAGACGTTCTTGATATGAGTTCCGGTCAGGAATTTGATGATGGTACTGATATTATTTATGCTATGATGTACGACGGCGCCGATTTTGGTGGAGCTGGAGCTGGGACAGACGTATACTTCAGATTCTACAAAAACGGTAACCCATGTGACCTTACAGGTACTGGTGTAACCAGCGTAGCATTCGTATATCCACAGAGAAAAAGAATGTCAGACGTTCAAGAGTGGGAATGGCTACGAACAGACTTTGTAAGTTCTTGGGAAGGTGACGTAGAGCTAACTGAAGACATTTCTAACTTGTGGTCATTTACCGGATCTTCCGATAACACATCTGCTCCTACTTGGACCAACAGTGGTGGAAACTGGTCAATCGGAGCAGGTACAGTCGATCTAGAGGGCGGAATAAATGATCTAAATTCTTCTGTTGGCGATATGACATTTACAGAAGATAATTACATCACAGATGGATGGTCAGTAGCGGCCTCTTTAGATGCCTTGGATCAGGCTATAAAAGACAACGCTGATGCTATTTCAGCTGCTTCCGCAGCTAAATATGTAGAATCTCTATCAGCTCAGGCCGATGCTAATACAGTTCATGCCCTACCAGCCGGAGTAACTTACACACCTGATGCTACAGCTGGTCAGGAAGGTAAAAACATGGACGTATTCGTAGACGGTCAGTTGCTTGCAGCAGACACTGGCGCTAATGGTGTCAATGCTGACAGAGACTACGGTGAAACCACAGCTTCAGGTATTACCTTTAGATTTAACGTACAGGCGGGTAGGAACGTAACCTATCTAGTAAGACAATAACATCTAATTGTCGAGTAAATTAGTGGGCGCGGTTTTTCCGCGCCCTATAAAATCGACAATGTTTCTATCGCCTATTCATTAATATTTCCACTATATAATAAGGAGGTTAAAACATGGGTGTTAATTATACAAATATAACTTATAATACCAGTTATCCCACGCCTCCAGCCATCCAAGTAAATAATTTTGACGGAGACCAAACGGTCGATGGGCTTGATGTAGACATATCACTTAAAGGTCCGTCTGGATGGACGCCAACGCATTATAAGTTGTGGAATATTAATGGAGTCACTACTTCCGGAGCGGCCTCGTGGGTAGCATTCGTAGATGCAGGTGACAATAATATGGAAGTTGCCAGCCAGACGCTTATAGCACAAGCTGGCAAGCAGTATATATATGGACAATTTCATCATACTGTTTCTGGAACCACAGATACTGTCACCTCTAGCGGTGTTACATGGTCATGGACCGATCCAATTATCCATTCGTCAGTTGGATGGGTATCAGCGTGGGCAGGTCTAAACTATGGTAGTGCAAGTAGTGCTACGTTAAGAAACTCAACTTATAATATAGACATAGCATTAAGCAAAACAGGTATTCCACATTTAAGATACGGTGGAAAAGACTTTTCAGATATTAGAGTATCTGGTAATACAATTCAAGGATCTTCTTCAAGCTATTTAGGTGGCTTGTTAGAAGCTGATGCCAATAATTATATAACAATTACCAAAACTTTCGATACAGATGATACTCCACTTGTAAAGGTGGATACTGGTTCTGGATATATAACACTTACCCAGCATGACGGTACAGAAAGAACTGGTCTTGCATCGGGGTATACTGATAGAATATCCAATTATAACTGGAATAGTGGAACTAAAACCCTAACTTTTAGAGTACATAAATTCTCCACTTACGGTTTCTGTACAGTAAACAAGGTAGAATTTACTGGAGATTCTACAACCGCTGGTTATAATGGAACTTCTATTTCTCTTAAAGTATATGTCCAAGATTCCGCAGGAGAACCCGTAGAAAATGCCCCGGTAACATTCTCCGGAATTGCAGGAAGTTCAATTGGTAATTTCTCCGCCAATCCAGTTAACACTGGAGCAGATGGTATTGCAACTGCTACACTTAATCTAACCTCGATTGGTAATCAAACATTTGATGCTTATGTAGATAATGTACATACTGACCCAGATCAAGTAACATATTGTATTGAGTTCCCAGCAAACATTGGTAGGAGCTTACTACGTCAGTATGAACAAATCAGGCGTACAGGAACATATGATGATGATATTTCCAACGTAAATGATTCAGGTGTAGCTGAGCCTACTGTTACCAGTGGTTCAGAGTCTCGTTTGGAACATGACATGAATGTTCTTAGAACGATTACAAAACAACTTAAGGGCGGAACTAATTGGTACGATGATCCTGGATTGATGTTCGATCCAACCACTACAAATAGTGGTGGGGATAGCCTTGTAACTTACAACGCAGAAAATGTTAGAGGACATTTCTTACGCAATAAAACCGTTCTTATAGCAGTAGAAGATGATAATTCTGGTTCCGGATATACTACAGCTTCTGGTAATGCTGGTATTTTAAATACTAATATTACAACAGCGTATGCTACCTGGGCTAATAGAACTGGAGTTCCAATTTTCTCTAGCGCGACTGGAAATTATCCAGATGAAGGCGTCAGCGACAATGTATGTGCAATTGACTTGATAGATACATCCACCGGAGCAGAATTTGTTGATTCTGGTGGCCATATTATTTATGGTAAATTCCATGATGGAGCAGATTATGGTGGAGCCGGAAATGGAACAGATGTATATATCAAATTCTATTCTGATGGAAATCCATATACATTTGAAGCTGGAGATCCTACCAACATCATGATAATTTATCCATTGAGAAAAAGAATGTCTGATATGAATGAATGGGAATGGACTAGAACAGACTTTGTAAGTTCATTTGAAGGCGACGATGAACTAATAGAGGACATTGAGGATTTATGGTCATTTACTGGAGCAACAAATAATGACACGTCTCCTACTTGGACCAACAGTGGTGGAAACTGGTCAATCGGAGCAGGTACAACCGATTTAGAAGGCGGAATAAATGACATTAATGCTTCTATTGGTGACATGACATTTACAGAAGATAATTACATCACAGATGGATGGTCAGTAGCATCCTCTTTAGATGCATTAGATCAAGCTGTAAAGGATAATGCTGACAATATTGGAGATTTTTCTGCGGCTATATATGTTGAGGAGCTAGCAGGAGATATTCCAGCAGGAACTTTACATCAATTATCATTTAATTATACTCCAGAAGATGCCCTAGGCCGCGAAGGGCAGAATATGGACGTTTTTGTTGATGGTCAGTTAATGGCTGCCAGCACTGGTGTTAATGGTGCCGCTGCAGACAGAGACTACGCAGAAACTACTACTTCAGGTATTACTTTTCACATGGACTTGCACCAAGAATCCAACATCACCTATAGGGTGAGGATGTAAGGAGGAGGTAAACTATGGCATATACACCACCAGCAGGCGACGCTGTTAACTTCAGTTTTACAGGAGGTTACTCTGCGCCGAACGGAGACGAGGTGCATTTCTTATTTGGTACTGTGGGTGTTATCACTATTAATTCTGTTTCTAGGGCCACCATTGGAGATATCGATGGCTTTGATAGGTCTATTATCAATTGGCAGAGCGATATTGCTGGAGAATATGTTGTGGAAATGGGAGGATCTGGACATGATACTGGAGATCTTCTTGAATCCGGCTCAATTCCTGCCAACACCCCATATGAAACAGAAATTACCGATACCGACATTACCACTGCCTCAGGCTTCGTAGGTGAGGCCTCCTACGAATTTAATATTTATGTGAAAAGTGAAGACGATATCTGGACACCATATCATTATAGCGGCTAATTATAGTATATAGAGGGAGCATGGAAACATGCTCCCTTTTACAACATAGGTAAAACCTAGGATAACCGTGGCGCCATTAGGTACCATTAGCTGACGAGCCGGCCCTAGGGTCTATAAAAAGGATGATTTAAAAGTAGAAGGAGGAACTAACATGTTAGGATTAGATGGAAGAGATGAAAGGAATCAACTTAGAAAATCCATTATAAAGGCGGAAGAGGAAGAACTCGTAACCAAAGAAGAAGTTGGTTTTATTGTAACTCTGACTCAAAGATTTAGAGCTGATATAGAAAAGAAAGTTAAACAACTGCATCAGCTGCAAGGTGAGATTGCACAATTAAAAGCCAACGAGGCCATTATAATTGGTTTAGTAGAAAATCTTGTTAAGGCTGCAGAAAGAGACAAAGCTCGCCAAGAAACGGCAGCTAAGCTCAGAGAAGCCAGAGAAGTTGAAGAAGAACGTCATCGTGCTAGAAAAGCTGCACTTCCTAAGGAATCAGCAGACGGTGATGAAACAGCAGAAGAACTAAAAGAAAAAGAATCTAAAAATAAAAAATAAAACTACATAGAAAGACAATTATCATAGAGCCAAAAAACACATAGTGCCAACATACTTTCGGCACATTCTATGTGTCTTTCGATAAATAAAGGATGAAGCGTATGATGAAGAATAGCCTGTGGTATAGGCATATAATTCCGTATCCATATCATAGGGATAATTGTATAAAAAACAGCTTACTTACGCCTAATTCTGCTTTTATCTGCTGCCGCGCTAGGATTAATTCCTGGAGCGGCAGTTTAGTTTTGAGGTAAGGGATTTCTGACTTATGATCATTTTAAGAAAACCAGGCAGACGAATAATAACCGTTATAATAGCCGACGAAATCGGAGGCGTACGAGACGGTAGTAACCAGGTTTTCACTACAACATATGATTATGAGCCACACAGAATTAATTTCTTTTATAATGGTCAGGCACTTCATAGTCCAGATGATTTCGACGAAACAGGGTCTAATGAGATAACTCTCAAATACATTTATCCAGATGATACTGATGAATTGAGAGCTGACTATGAAATGTTGGGCGGAACCACGACATCTGGAAATGATCATGGTTTATTAATAGGCCTTCTTGATGATGATCATCCACAATACCATACAAACGCCCGTGGTGATGCCCGCTATTATACTCAACCAATAGTTGATGCTAAACTGGCCGCGCAGGACGAATTTATAGAATTATTAGACACACCAACAACTTACAGCGGAAGCGAAGGGAAATATGTCACGGTCAAAAGTGACGGGACTGGGTTGGAATTTAGCAGTGTTGGTGTAGAGCAGGCTGGTATAGAGGATATAGCCAATGGAGCGTCTTCGGTAAACGTAACATTTGGTTCGTCTTTTGCAAATACGAACTACATAGTTACGTTGGGTTTACAAAACACAGTGGCAGAATCAAAATCTGTTTATGCTATGCTTATTTCTAACAAAACAACTGCTGGATTTACTGTGCTTTTTTCAGGAGATATGGATTCATCGAATTACAAATTGAATTGGATTGCTAAAGCTAGCTAGCAAGGAGGTAAAGATTAATGGCTAAATTTCAAGATAAACATCTAAAGTTAAGGGATAATCAGAGGGCATATTTTGGTGATAGCGATGATTGTAGTATTTGGTTTGATGGATCTCAGTTGCGTGTGTCCTGTACTGTTAGTGGTGTTTATCCTACTCAAAGTTATCATCTTACAACTAGACAATATGTAGATGAACTTGAGTTTTTAGATTTAAATGATACACCAGCTACATATTCTGGATTTGGTGATTATTTGGTTGTTGTAAATGCTGGAGAAACCGGCCTAACGTTTACATCTGTAAGTGGACTAAACATTTTAATGGACCACGGTCTTTTAGACGGTTTAGGAGACGATGACCATCTACAGTATGTTAGAGCCGACGGCGGCGTAAATGATACTAGAGGCTTTACTGCTACTGTTAGTGGTATTTATCCAACAGCGTGGTTCCATTTAACAACCAAACAATATGTAGATGAAAGAACACGCGATCACAGAACAGGTAGAGTCGCATTGGCGCTAGATGATGATAGAAAAAGTGTTACTTTTGCTACGCCGATGTCAGATACCAACTATAGTCTGAGCGTAATCATGAGAAATTTTGTAGATGACATTAAAGATAAGTCTATTTACGCTATGATTATAACTGGAACTACAGTAAGTGGGTTTGATGTATTATTTTCAGGTGATATAGATTCTAACAATTATTATTTGGATTATGTCGCCGCATCAGATTAAAAAATTTTAAGGAGCTATAGATGGCTAGATTTAAAGGTAAAGACCTATATTTAAATGATGATGATCAGGTCTATCTTGGAGACAACCACGAGGCAGCCCTGTGGTATGCGCAAAATGAGTTGCGTTTAGATCATACTATCAGTGGAACTTGGGCTACCCAGGGCTACCACTTGGTTCGTAAAGATCAATTACCCGACGAGTTCCTGGATTTTATAGATACTCCAGCAACTTATTCTGGCTATGGCGGTGAATATGTAAGAGTTAAAACAGATGAAACTGGTTTAGAATTTTATACACCACCAACAGGAAGCGGAATAAACTATCAAACTATTGCGCCAGGTGCATATATACTTGGAACAAACAAACCAGGTTTTGAGGTTTTAGGTCCTATAGCAGGTCTGGCCTTTGATGACAGCCGACAAGAAGAGGTTTATGGAAGCCTCACAATACCAGGTGATATAAAATCTGGTAATGATATGTTAGTATGGTTGGATTATTTTAATGACGGCGCACAAGTAGGTACAAACACATGTATTTGGAAAATAGATTATCATACGTATAGCCATGGAGAAAATTATAGCGCGAAGACCACAACGACAATATCAGTTAATAGCGTATTGCCAAACAATGCAGCAGCAGGTACAGAACTAAGAGCTACTTTGACATTATCTTATAATGATGCTAATAACCCATTGACCAAAAATATAATTACTTTCAGGTTGTATAGAGATGGTACAAATGCATCAGACACTATGACTGATGATGCGGTTTTGGTACAAACTACAGTTAAAGCAATAACGGAGAGTATATAATGGGTATATTTACGCCTTTATTATCAGAAGACACTTTTATAGGGCTGCTCGATACACCAACTACATATAGCGGCGGCCACCATAAATATACCAAAGTTAAAGATGACTTTTCCGGATTGGAATTTGCCTACGCTTTGGCTGGTGTTACGTCTAGTGGAACAACTCCTCCAGATCACAATGAAACACATTTATGGTATAATTCACATCCTGATTGGAATATGTTTTTTATATGGGATGTCGGCCGGCAAAAATGGTTAAGTATGGCAAAACAGAATTATCTTTTTGCATATGGTGGTTCTGTAGATGGTGCTTATGTATCTATAGGAAATGTAACTGACTCTTCTGCATATTATTATATTCCTAGAACTGCTACTATAACAGCTATAATGGCTTCTGAGGCTACGAGCGGTGGTAGCGAGCCAACTAAAGAATTTGAACTTCAGAATGCTGGTGTGGCAATAGCTGGTGGATATTTTAAAATGTCAAATTATGAATATTTTGATTTAAGTACGGACATTGATTTAGACGATGGTACACAATTGCAGCTATATGCATATAAGGAAGGAGCGGGTTCTAAAAACCCAATCATTATGCTTGAATTATCATGGAGGTATCCAACACCATGACTTTAATAGCTAGAAATACAACGGCTAGTGGAGTATCTATAGCAGACCTTTCTGGATTTGTTTTTGATCCTTATGAGGAAAGAGATCTTAGTGTATATTTCAGCAAAGCTAAATTATCAGAATCAGAAGATTTGGATAATTTTATTCAAGCAGGCATAATTGTTTTGAATGACGGCGAAGAAGATTTGCCCACCTCTGAGGCTTTGACACAAACAGAACTTAGAACACATCGCGAGGAAGATATCCGTTTTATGCCGTTTGCTGGTGGCACATTTACTGGCGATGTATTTATGGGCCCCAATACTATTTCTGGGACACCGGGTTCTCATCTTTATATGTCTAATCTTTCTGGATTTAATTATAATATTACAGGACTTCCTCATGATAGCTTTATAAGTTTGACAGATACTCCTCCAACTTATGAAGGTTTAAGCGATTTATTTGTTAGAGTCAATGCTTCTGAAACGGCGCTTAAATTTGTGCCAGTTGGATTTCTTGATTTGTATGATACTCCTGCTACATACAGTGGATATGAGGGACATATATTAGCTGTTAATGCAGGCCAAACGGGTTTTGAATATGTAGCGCCACCACCAACATCGTTTTTAGATTTAATAGATACGCCAGATACTTATAATTACACTGGTGAGAGTCAATATCTAAAAGTAAAAAATGATAAAACTGGATTAGAATATACAACTATAAGTGGATTCGATTATTCAATTATTATAAACAGCCTAACGTGGCAAGGGACTCCAACCTACGATGGAGATATACATATATTAGGATGGCATGAAAGAATATATAATGTGCCACCACACGATGTTGAAGATCCATTTAGTCTGTCCAGTGGAGGGACCGTAGATTCTCCAGAAAAACTTTTTCACACACATGCAGTTGTTGATATATTGACAACAACCTCTACGCCTTTTACGCTTACAATAAGTGGAACAACAGTAGATGAAGCTTCGGGTATATATTCGAAAGACTCAGAGAACATAACAGTAACAGGAACCGGATATTATCAGTCAGGTAAATCTTTTGTAGATGAGCCAGAGTTTAAAATAGCGGAAGCAACCAAATCTTGTACTTTTGATTTATATAGAACAACCTATTGGGATGCTGGAAACAGTAATTTTACAGTAAGAGGATGTATATTTGAATGGACACCAGATCAACCAAACTGGCTTGTGGATGTAAAAATATGTCACATTCGCGCCGATGGAAGTCGACACGAGATAGATAGCATAGTCTTTGATAAAGACGATACGTACACTAGAGCCGATGACTCCGAATCAGGTAAGTACAAAAGAACTGATTATAATTATCATATATATTCCGCTACCGCAGATGAGGGCATTATGATATGCATGAATCAGCGCGGAATAGGAAACTATTATTTTGAATTAAAATATAGTTTTATGACTTCTTAATTGGAGGTTCTAAATAGTGGAAAGAATAGATAAATTTTGTAGAATTCCTGGACATAGTGAAGATATAGATCACTATTTTATCCATCAAGAGGATACTCCAACAACTTATAGTGGCCACGCGGGTGAAATGATTGTTGTTAAATCAGATCATAGTGGGTTAGAATTTGGAACTGTGAGCGGAACAGGAACAGGTATTGTAAGAAAATATCCAGCGCCCCCAACTAGCGACCATTATTGGCACAACTTAAATGACAACAGATTATATGGCTATGATGAAAGTTGTGGTCTGTGGCTAACTACAAATAGAATTGCATATGGATTTGCAAAAAACACATTGAATTTTAAAGGTGCTTATGTTTCATATGGAGAAACAAACCAAGCTTCTACCGGACCTCTCGTCCCACACCCGGCTAGAATTGTGGGTATATATGGTAGAAACGACCTTGCATCCCCAACAAGACAAATAGAGTTACATGATTTTACAACAACTATTAAAACGATAGGTTGGCCAAATAAAAACTTATATTGGACAGAGGGTTTAAATGTTAATGCGGGCGCTATTTTGAAAATTAAAGCGAAATCTTCAAATAATGATAGGTTAGATTATCCAGTTATTTATATAGAAATAGCATATAGATACGACCCAACCTGGGACGGAACTTTACCTGATGGAAATGATTTAGGAGCGTAATGGAGGAAAAATGTATCAAGTAATAGTAAAAAACAACACTGCTTCTGGAATTTATATAAATGATTTGGGTGGTTATTATATAGCAGCATCTGAATCGGATGATGTGGCAGAAGTATTTAATCCATACGAAATATCTATATCCCATAATTTGGCTGACATGGTTGCGTCTTCCGCTGTGACCATAAATAATGGTGCAGAAGATCTAGATATAGAACCCGCACTGTTACATATAGGAGTTAAAGATTCTTTTAGATCTTTACTTGATACCCCAACCACATATGTTGGAGCAGCACCTAAAGCTGTGAAAGTAAACCCAACAGAAACTGGTGTGGATTTTGTTCAGGAATATAAACAGATGTCTTGGCATAAAACTATTACTTATAATGGTCGCTCAAGATTAGTTGGTTGGTATATAGACGAAGCAGACGATGTGTATTTACAAAGTGATGGACCTATACAACCATCTTCTCAATATTCTAATAATTCATTTTTTGTAATGAATATGACAAGTGTATCCGGAGCACCATTTACAGTCACTATTAGTGGAACATCAATGAGTGATATTACATTTTCCACATATGAGTGTATAGATAGTATAACAGTTACAGGTACAGGATATTACAAAACTAATTATAGGTTTGTCAATACGCCATCTTTTTCAATTCCAGAAGATAATAAATCTTGTATATTTGATTTGAAAAAAACTAATCCGTTTTCTTTTGGTGGCACTAAAGTTTCTGTTCAGAGAATTCGTTTAGAGTGGGTTCCTGACGGAGAGGATTGGGAATTAGTTGGGAGTGCTTTGCATATACATGCTAATGGATATGCTCACGAGTTGATGGGAGGTCCATATATTTTTTCTTCTGAAGATATATATTTGAGAGCATCTCAAGATGAGCCAGGAATATTTGATGTTAGTGTGTTTGGAGCAGAAGCATATGTAGATGGTTCCATTGGGGAAGGAACAGTTATACGTTTTGATTCTACTTTTATAGGGGCACTTACTCTTATGTTGTGGTACAAGGAGGCTGTATAAATAATGACATATCCATTTAAATATAAATTTATACCAAATGTTCCAACGCATGATATTGATATGGAGCATAGATTTTGGCGTCTTATAGACACTCCTACAACCTATAGTGGATATGGAAAAGATTTTGTAACGGTAAAAGAAGATGAATCTGGTTTAGAATTTACGGATTTATTTACTGTTGTAAGTGGTTTTATGTTTTTCAAAGAAGTCTCTGATGATACCATGTCTACTACAACAAGTACACAGTGGCAAGAAAAAGTGTCTTTAGAAATATTTGATATTCCAGCAGGAAGATATAGAATTGGATGGTTCTATGAATGGCAAATGAGAGGTGGCTCATTTAATTTTAATTGCAGGGTTCGAGTAGATGATGCAACTAATTTAATGGAGCAGGTGCAAGAACCAGCTGATTCTGCATCTGGATTATGGCATCCAGTTGGTGGTTTTGGTTATATTACTTTAGCGGCTGGGGGTCATCATGCCGACTTAGATTTTTGTTCTAGTTTTATAGACAAAGAGGCTTGTATAAGAAGAGGCCGCTTGGAGTTTTGGAGGATTTCATAATGGCTGAAAGATATAGATATTCAATACTAAATGATTTTCCAAATTCTATGGTAAATACATCTATGCTAACTATAGAAATAAAGGAAAGCAGTATTTCTGAGACACTGTCACATATAAATACATGGAGTGATAACTGCGATATTTGGTTTGATTCTGCTTTAACTTCCCCAGACGAAACAGAATTAGACGAGATAGTGGCTACACATTCTGGAACTGAACCAACCGAAGAGTTGTATTTCCCAGCAAATTGTTATGCATATGCAGAAGCATTAGATGAATCATCTACCACAAGTACAGATTTTGTAGAGAAACTTAGCCTTTCCGTAAAAGATGTCCCCCCTGGAATATATAGAATAGGATGGTCTTTTGAATGGTCTTTTTCTGTTACACTTTTTCAAGATTTTTTAGCCAGGGTTCAATTTAATAATACTTTTACGTTGTCAAATTTAAAAATACAACCTAGAAACTGTTATGCTGATGACGCCTGGCAGCATGTAGGTGGTTTTGCAAAAATGGAAATAGACACTTTGGGTGATTATGATATAGATTTAGATTTTGCTACTACCGGTGGAATTCCACCTAGGGCGTCATATATAAGAAATGCCAGACTAGAACTTTGGAGGATTTCGTAATGGCTAATAAATATACATACTCATTAGATGATTTTCCATATGACAAAGCAGATGGAAGCAGATTGAGTTTAGAAATTCAATCAAGTGCAATTGTTACCGCTTTAAATCACATAAATGTTGGAAAAAATAATTGTGATGTATGGTTTAAAGCAGAACTATCATCAGGCGATGAAACAATATTGGATGGATTAGTTGCTGCTCATAGTGGAGAAGTGCTTCCTGAAGAAGCTGCACCAACAATGTCGGATGGTAGGCCATTAGTTAGAGCCGATACACGTCCTTTAGAAACACAGACGTATTTTACCATGTCTGGTGATACTGTTAGTGGTATTGGAGATGGAAAAATATTAAAATGGAATTTTGCACACGACGAAGATGTTTATGATTCAAATGATTACGAAAATGGTCCAACAGTAGTCAGCGGTATGAAATGTAAAGTTATGGAGGTGTGGTTTAATGATCCTGTTTATCTAAAAGACGGTTCTTTATATTTTCAAAACGCCAGTTTTGGATCTTATGTCTGTATGTATATAACAGTTCCGGCTGGAAATTATTATCCTAATGATGCAGGGCCAATACCAGCTTCTGCGTTAGGGCTGCCCGGCGACCAGATGTATGCTTATGCGTCTAAAAAGGTATTATATGCATGTTATGTCATGAAGCACCATATGGTGGGGGATTGTACTATGGGTGATGAGTTAAACGCCGAAGGTGCCCAAGTAGACGCTATACCAGCCGGTTGGTATATAACTGGTATAATTTGTACGGATGAAGATAATAATAATTTTAGAGGTTTTGGTTCTCTTGAAATGTATAGAGCACACACAGTGGTACTTCCAGGAGGAGCACCAGGAGGCGAATAAAATGATAGAAACTGCCGATATACTTTTGACAACATCAAAAACTAGGCTCGGTAGAATTATCATATGGATATTGAGGATCTTTCAATCTGATCCCGTTTTCTTTAATCATTGTATTTTAGCGGCCAACAATAAATTTGGTATAGAAGCTGCTACTAGTGGTATTCAATATTGTGATATGCGCAAAAAAATGGAGGCCGCAAAAGCTTATAAGCTTATAAGATGTAAGTGTATAACCGACGCTAAAAAAGAAAATATAGTTAAATCAACTAGAAAACTTGTTGGTTTACCTTATGGATTTAGAAGATTGGGATTACAATTATTAGATCAAATGTTTTCAACCGACTTCTTCACGCGCAAGTTAGGTGATAATAGATGTCAGGTATGTTCAAGTTTAATAGCCTGGGCATACTATGTCAGATGTAGAGTTAGATTTAATGGTGTCAACTGGCAGAGCTGTGAACCAGACGATGTAGACGACGAAGTTTTAAAAAACCCAGATATATGGGAAGTTGTTGCTGAGAAGAGGGGATAATGGCTAGAAGCAAACTAAGAGAAAATCAGGTACAAGACGTAGATTTTTTGTCTGAGGCAGAGCACGCTACTACTTCACATACGTTTGGAGCTCTTACTGACGTGCCAGCTCTTAGTGGAAACGAAGGAAAATATCTACGCATCGATTCTACAGCCTCAGGTATTGAATATGTTACCATAGATGATAGTGTTGGTATATGGAAAAAAATTTCGTCAGACTACACTGCGTCTGTTGGAGATAATTTATTTTTGGATAGCACGGTGGCTGGCATAGTAATAACCATGCCGTCTAATCCGGTTATGGGGAGCGCCGTAGCTTTTATAGATGGAGAGGGTAATTGTGCTACTAATAACATTACAATCTCCGGCGCCGGCGCCAAAATAATGGGCTTAGACGAAAACTTTATAGTAGACGTTGATAGTGCAGAATTCAACCTAGTCTATTACGAATCAGATGACGGGTGGAGGCTTGGCCCAATAGGACACAATATAGGACTCAGAGCAGGAGATGTTCTTGTAGATCGCGGAGATCCAGCAGACTATGATTTTACGGTTGGTGATTTTACATGTGATAGTGCCTACCACGATTTAGATTTGTCATCAATAGTTCCATCAGGGGCTACATGGGTAAAAGTTAAAGTTGTACTCGCAGATGATGCTGTTGACTCGTATTTTGCGCTTAGAAAAAATGGGAATACAAATACAAGGGTTTCACTTTCAAATAGAATTAGAGTTGTAGATAAAACGCATTATATTACGGGGTTTGTGCCTTGTGATTCAAACAGAGTTATTGAGTACTCAGCTACAAACACTACATTCACCACTATAAACCTAGTAGTTACAGGATGGGTTTTTCCTGGTTCGGTTAACGACGCATTGAAAACAGACGGAACAGCGGGGAGAGTTTATCGTGCCTGTTATATATGTATAAAAGATGGAACAAACGCAAACACAATAAACTGTGAGGTGTTTAGTCGTTTCAACGGTGACATTATAGCCGAAACAGATAATATTGTAAAAGATGCTACAACAGGGCACTTTACGTTAGATTCTACTGGACATTTTCTTTATATTGAATCTACAGGCCTTACTGGAAATACATTGCATGCAATGGGCTGCCTTATATATGCGGATATCGGAATTGCAACTCCTATTTGTCAAGTGAAGAGAGATGAGAGTAGTGGCGGCTTGCGTATCAACCTCACAGATCCAATCACAGGCGATATATATGATTTTACGTCGCTTGTAGATAACGAAACTGGTTATATATATATTGATTTTTTCTATTTAACAGATGAATAAAATAAAAGGAGCTTAATAGATAAGTGATCAAAGTAGACGAAAACGAACAGTTTCCGATAGTTGTTGCACTTATAGATGAGACTACCGGTATGCCCGGTACAGGGCAAACTGTTTACTATGAGATCCGGGGCGCTGATGATTCGTTTCTGACGCCTCCTATTTCTGGTATATTACCAGAGTCCGCTGTAGAAGGTGGCGTATATAGGACGACAGCAACGATCGCCGATGCCGGCGAATATGTGATTTATGCCACATGTTCTGGTTTTGTAACCAGCGCGGAAGATCTCTTAGTCATTCCTGAGACCGCTTATAAAGCTCACAACGTGTCTGTTGAGGATGTACCAAGAACTAATGCTGTGGCTACAGCTTCGCAGACTGCTAGAAATGT